CTAAAACCCCGCCGGGAAAAGGAAAGAGCACTGTTTTTAGGGGCGTAAAGGCCCCTGTTTTTGTATTATTATATATAGGACCTGATCAGTCTTTTAATCAATTTAACCTCGAGGAATCAAAATGGAAGGCTTCAAAAAACTACCAAAGGGCATCCAAGCCTTTAAAGAAGGCGGCTCTGTATACCAATCACGCAAATCAATGAAAGAGCAAGAATCTGCTGATATTGCGCAAGATAAGGTATTGGTTAAAAAGGGTGTTAAACAACACGAAGCAGCTCTCCATAAAGGTGAGCCAAAGACTGAACTTAAACTTAAAGCTGGCGGCCGTGCTAAAAAAGATTGTGGCACTGTTAAAAAATACAAAACTGGCGGTTCTGTAAGCAATGTTTACGAAGCCAAAAAATCAGCTGGTGACAAAGACAACATCAAGAAAACCAAAGAAATTAAAGCTAGTAAAGCTGCAGCCCCATCTGGCGCCAAAGAAACTGTCCAAAAGTTTGCCAACGGCAAATCTGTGAAAATGACTCCAGAACAAAAAATGGCAGCTTTAATGCAGCAACGTGATATCGAAAAAATGGCACGCGCTAAAAAATATTTAGGCGCAGGTCAACAAAGCCAACTTATCAATCAAAGCCCAGCAGCAGCTGGTTTGTCTGGCGTTCCTGCAGCTCCTGTTGGTGGCTCAGCTCCTGCCCCAGCCATTAATGCTGGTGCTGGTGCTCCCGCTGGTGGAGGCCAAGACGCAGCAGTTCCAGGTGGTATGAAAAAGGGTGGCAAAGCTAAAAAGGCTTGCAAATAATGCCAATCAAATCAAAAGCCCAATTAGGCGCCATGTACGCTGCAGCTGAGGGTAAGTCTACCCTCGGCATTCCTAAAAAAGTTGGTAAAGAGTTTGTTAAAGCTGGTAAAGCAAAACCTAATCTTCCACAAAAAGTAACTAAGCGAGCCGCTGGCCGAGGACGTTAATATGGCGTATAGTAATACAACTGGCCAAACAACCATCAATGTTGACCAGTTAATATCCTACGCATATCGCGATGCAGGTAAAACTGCAGAGGAAATGACGCCCGAATATATTGATGCGGCCAAACAGGCGCTTTTTTACAATCTCCAAAACCTTTCTAATCTCGGTGTTAATCTATGGCTTTTGGAAAACCAATTGTATGGCGCATTAAACGCACAGCAACAAATTGTTCTTCCAAAGACAACGATTGATGTCCGCGAGGCAAACTGGGTTTATGTTATCAACAATACTGCTTCTGAGTATTTGCCAATTGATAACACTTATTCACCGGCTGCTTTTGATTTAAACTTACAAACACACGCAACCTCTACGACCGGTGAAAACTGGTTTGGTTTACAATATTCCCCCGCATTAAGCGTGTATTATGTTGGTTGGAATGCCTATGCGCCAACAGGCAGCGTGACCTATAATTTTGTTTATGAAGTCAGTAACGACGGAGTTACTTGGACAACTGTTCAAACATTCCCTGAAATTACCATGACTGATAAACAATGGCAATATTACAATATTCCTATTACCCCTCCTTATCAGTATTATCGTCTGCGTGAGACTGTATCACCAACATTCTCAGTTCGTCAGATTGTATTTTCAACAAGCCAGCAAGTCATTCCACTAGCTCGCTTAAACCGCGACGATTACTGGAACCTTCCAAACAAACAATTTCCAAGCCAGCGTTCATTGCAATATTGGTTTGATCGAACCATTGAGCCTTCAATGTATTTGTGGCCTGTGCCAAACAACGATTTTCAGATGTTCCAACTTATTGTTGAAAAACAAATGGAAGACGTAGGCTCATTGACCAATGAGATTTATGTGCCAGATCGCTGGATTAAATGCGTACAAAAGCAATTGTCTCATGAATTAGCATTGCAACTCCCTGGCGTAGATTTACAGCGTATCGGCTATTTGGAACAACAAGCTGAAAAGGCATACCAACAAGCTGCTGAAGAAGAACGCGATAAGTCGCCAATTTACTTCCAACCTAACATCAGTTACTACACACGATGAGCGTTATTCAAACTTATGACTCGCTGGTGTTAAATGTCCAGCAATACATGGAACGTAATGATGCTGACTTCATTGCGCAAATCCCCAACTTAATTGCATTGGCAGAGTCTTCTATTGCTGCTGAATTAAAAACATACATGCAGTTAATTGTTGTAGAGACTAGCTTGGCAACAAACCAAATTGTGCTCAATAAGCCGGCTCGTTGGCGCAAGACTGTGTCTATGAAAGTTAATGGTCAGCCAATCTTATTGCGCAGCCAAGACTATGTGGCTCAGTATCAAGCCGAATCATCTAATGGCGTTCCAAAGTATTACGCCGATTATGATTATAGCAACTGGAACTTTGCCCCAAAACCAGATCAAAGCTACCCAGTAGAAATTATTTACTATGCTGAAATCCAGCCATTGGATGAGAACAATCAGCAAAATTTGTGGACAGCTATTGCTCCACAAGCCATGTTATATGGCACATTATTGCAAGCCCAAGGCTATTTAAAGGCGCTGGATAAGCTGCCTGTTTGGAAACAGTATTACACAGACGCGATTACCGCGCTTAAACAAGAAGATAATTCACGCCGCGTTGATCGCAACGTTTCGGTTCAGGAACCCTAAAATATGACAACTCCAGTCTACACATCGCCCTTTACAGGAACCGTTGTCACCCCAACGGATGTATCGTATGCAGCACTTGCTTTTAGTTCAAATCAAGAACTTTTTTGGCCTTCTACTGTCAACGGCTCAGAGCCAGTTGCCGCTCGCATTATCGATTGCGTTGCTTCTACTACTGGCCTATCTATTGCCCTTCCAGCTGCTAATCAGGGCACGCTTGGTGCGGACATTTTATTTAGAAACCTTGGCGCGCATGCGTTTACAATTACCGATAATACAGGATCTGCCTCCGTTAGTGTGCCTGTTGGACAGTCTCGCTATTATTATCTTATTGACAATACTAGCCAAGCTGGTGTTTGGAATAATTTAGCTTTTGGTGTTGGTACGTCGTTTGCCGATGCTGCTACACTCGCTGGCGCTGGTTTAACTACGGTTAACGGCCAATTAGCTACTACCCAAAATATTGTTAACATTACCGCAACACCCACAGTTAACGATGCAAGTCGCGCGGCTACTTTTGTTTGGAATGGTGGTGCTGGTAATTTTAACCTGCCCGTATATTCAAACCTTTCAACGGGCTGGTTTATTGGCGTTAGAAATAATGGCACAGGTCAATTAAATATTAACCCAGTGTCACCTTCAACCATTAATGGCCAAGTTTCAATAACATTTAACCCTGGCGATTCTGGATTTATTTTATTTGATGTTTCAACAAATAATTTTTATACTGTAGGATATGTAGCCCCAAGTAGTGTTAGCTTTACTGCTGCAACATACGATGTAGATTCAATCGTTGGCAACACGCTTAATTTAACTTCGTTTGCGCCAATTATTCAAACATACGTTGCGCAGTCTGGTACAAGGACTCAAACTTTAGCTGTAACATTGCCAGCTATTACCCAGATTTATATTCTTGCCAATAACACTAATCAAACTGGCTATAACATAACCTTTCAAAACCAAGGTAGTTCGCAGCCACCTTTATCAGTCCCAACCGGTACAATTGCAACTGTTTTAAGCGATGGTTTAAATTTATTCCCGTTAACTCAAGGTTCAACCGGCGTTTATTACGCAGCTAACGGAGTTGCTGGCGCGCCATCATTTTCGTTTACTAATAACACCACAACCGGTATGTATTTGGTTGGTACCGGAGTATTAGGATTGGCAGCGAACGCAACCGAATTGATTCAAATAGATGGATCTAACTTATCTGCACCTTTAGTAACCATTAACGCACGTGTGTTTGCGGAACTTATTAACGGCGGAACGTTTTAAATGGCGGCTGATAATCAGCAACAGGATACCTCGCAATATACGACAATTTACAGCCTAGCAATTCCGGCTGGGATTAAGCGCGACGGTACACAGTTCCAAAACGACCAATACACCGATGGTGTATGGTGCCGTTTTCAGCGTGGCGACCCCAAAAAAATGGGCGGCTATAAGGCTATTTTTAATAGCCTAGTTGGTATTTATCGAGGTATGATTGCTCAGCCATATAACGGTGTTAATTATATTTTTGCTGGTAATTATCAAGAATTAGATGTTTTCACAACCGGAATAACTTACTCAACTGGTTCGGGCCCATTTCCCGTAACAATATTACCAGGCCAAGTTCCGTTTACTTTAGTATCACACACTTCTAATTCCTTTACAATTGCTGGGGATGTTACTGCTAATTTCCCCACAGGCACTAACGTTATTTTTAGTCAAACAGCGCCTGTAAACTATGTCACCACAACCGCGACATATACATCACCCAACACCACAGTTAATTTTACTGGAACATTGTCCGGCAGCCCGACAGCGGTTTGGTTAAATAACGAACCAGTTTTTGAGGGGGATGCAGACTATCAAACCGACCCTTCTATCGGTAACTACACCATTTTATGGCAATTTGATGTGCAATTTAGCCCTGAAGGTAACCAGCTTTCTGTTCTAGCTCACCCCGGCAAAAATTTACAAAACATTGATAACGGGATAGCAACTCAAGTATTATTAGGCTCAATTACTCCGTCTAACACTTATCAATGGACATTTAGCGGCTTATCTGATTCGCTAGGACAAAACCCAACGTATAAACCAATTAGCGTTGATGGTGGTGTTTGCGTCCTTTATCCGTTTGTTTTTGTATATGGATCTAACGGTTATATCGCAAATAACAACGTTGGTACGTCTTATGATACCAGAAATTTATACGATTGGAATGGACCATTAGCAAACCAAACTAACGTATCTGGATCAAAAATTGTAAAAGGTATGACAACTAGAGGTGGTA